AGCACCGCCCAAGTAAAAAATTCGTTCGTCATTTTTATCTCCTTTCGATTATGTGCTGTAAAAGCTCTGTGCGGGCATTTTTCAGCCCGTCAATTCCGTTTCCGTCTATCTCGTGGTTTATCAGGGCCACAAAGCCGGTTATAATAGCTTGGTTTGTGGCTTCCTGCTGCTCAAATTTTGTGTTGATTTCCTCAAACCGCTTCAAATCGTTTGAATCATGCTCAAGCACCTTCTCCAGCTTCTCCCGCATAGATAATGCCGGGGCTATTATTTCCCTTATCGCCTTGATGCCTTGCGCGATAAGCACGATAGCCCCCAGTATTGATGCACACCATCCCCACCATTCCATACAAACACCTTTCTTTAGTTCATTTTTAGCCGCCCGAAATACTGCCAATAACCCTTCGTTGCATCTATGGGCCTGATCACCACGCCATAATCTCTGCCTCTTGCCTCGATGACCATGCCGTTGCCCATATATACGCCGACATGCGTTTTTTTGTCGCCTGTACCACGGAACAGCAGGTCGCAGGGCTGAAGCTCAGACTTGGCTATTGCCTTGCACATCGCCCAAAGATGGTCACAGTTGCGCTTGGCCTTGGCAAGCCCATGATCCTGTAGCCAACGGGATATTAAGCCGGAGCAGTCGTACATTTTGACGTTCTGTACGCCAGCCTTCTTCTGTTTAGACAGAAACGCCTTGGCCCTGCGCTTATTGCCGCTGCTGTTCTCCATAATGTCTATTAGGGAGTCGCTTGCGCCTTCTCCGTTGCCGCCCCAGCAGTAGATGCTGCCAAGCTGTGCATACAGGTACGCTATAAAGTCGGCTCGCAGTTCCTTATCCACATCAGGTGCGGGAGGAATAACAGTGGGCTCCCTGTCCAATTCGGCCAAGGTGTTTTTACCCACTATACCGTCAATCGTCAGCTTCTTCGCCGCCTGAAACTCGCGCACGGCCTTATATGTGGCAGAGCCGAAAACTCCGTCAGCGGCGATATTGTACCCGTGTGCAATAAGCCTTTCCTGCGCGTGCTTAACATCATCACCGCGCATGTACGGGCTTGTAAGGCGAAGCGTACGCACAACTACCACATCGTCATCCTTGGGTGCGGGCGCAGGCTCGGGAGTGGGAGCAGGCTCGGGCTTTGGCTCTGCTTTAGCCGGAGGAATCAAGGCATAGACAGAGCGCTCGCACAGGATATCGTCATATGCGCACCAGAGATAGCCGCCCTCGGGTATGCCAAAGCCTCCCTTAGTACCCCAAGAGTTGCGCAGAATAAAGCCGCCCTTTGCACCGTCCATGCTTCTCATTTCATCGTCCCAGCCAACAATGGCCATAGCATGATGGCCGCCTGCTGGGCCGTCCACCCTCCATCTGCCGTTATGTATCCTGACATACGGCAGGCCAACGATACAGCGCGAGCCGGGATTGTTCCGGCTATTCCACAGCACGGCCTTGATTTCGTTTATGCTGTTGGTACGCGCCCACTGCCAGCCCTTATACGGCTCTGCGGCTTTAAGCAGGCGTTCTTTATGATTTTCGGCATAGTATTTAGCTTCAGGCATTTCAAGGTCTGCGCTGTCAACGCTGCGGGGCGGTATACCGTCACGGACAAAGCCGTTACACGCCTCGTCTATAATCATGCCCGTTCTGGAATGGCTGCGCCAGTAGCCATATCCAAACGTTGCGCCCGGCTCTACGCCCGTAGCGGCGTGGGGTGCGCTCCTAAGCGCCTCCATTACGCACCGCCCTATATTGCCCTGGTCGTATATAGGCACGTCGGCTACATTAAACTTTGCAGGGTATTCCACGTCCGCAACTACGGATAATGAATAGTCCCTCGGGTCAGCGAGGGACGGGATACAGCCTAAATAGGGTTTTTTCATACGTTCTCCTTTACTTTATTCTTCCTTGGTAAAATGTGCTGCCACCTGTGAGGGCGGGTATAGCAGCGGGTCTATATCGCGGGTACAGACGTACACGTTATCGCCTTCGCGCACTCTCATGCCCACGCTTGCCGCCATGTTGTACACATACGGATACACGCCGTTATCATCGGGCGCGGGGCGAACGCCGTAAATCGCTTCCATGCCCGTGCTGAACGGCGGCTGGTGTGCCGCCGCCGTAACGGCCTGCCGGCAAAAGCCAACTTTCCCATCATACATAAAAAGGTCATACTGTTTGTATGCCTTTCCCGCTTCCCATGGCGCAAATCCATCTATAAACATACCCACCGTTGCAACGGGAGCGGCCTTAGCTGCCTGCGCCTGTGCGGCTCCTGCGGCTATGTACTCCGCTTCCCGCCTATCTTCGTTTGCACGCCAAGCTCTCGCCGCCGTAAGCCTGTCCTGCAACGTGTCTCTTGCTATCATTCTTCCGTCACCTCCGTACCTTTGAGTGCTGCTTCAAGCGTGGCTATGTATGCCACCAACTCGTCATATGTCGCGTTTTCGGTCAGGGTTATTTGTTCCCCGTCCTGATTCCGCGTCCAGTTAGTGCCTACGCGCATATCGCCTACTTGTAGACCGAATTGAGAAGCATCAACCAGTTCGGCATTTAACGAAGCTTCAAGTTCGTCCTTCTGCGCCACATCAGCGACCAGTACATTTGTCACAAAATTTTCCTTTACTACTGCGTATTTCATATTTCACTCCTTACTGTTCTACAGGTATCCGTATATACACTATACCTTGATAACCAGACCCTCCATTGCCAATATCGGCGTCATTATAAGAATAGTAGGCACCACCGCCGCCGCCAGAACCATAATAAATTGCATTTGCACCATTATACTGACCATATGTGGCATTTCCACCATTACCACCACCATATAAGCCCCCAGAGCCACCAGGTGCATGTTCTACTCCATACTTCGCCCTAAAAGTCTGTGCACTACCATTACTACCGTTAGACCCGCCATTGCCATACGAATAAGAGTCAAAATTATCAGCACCGACCCTTTGAGACATTCCACCAGCACCACCACCGGCACAATGTGGCTTGCCAGCCCAAAGTTCATAAGAATCATCACCGAATGGGTACTTCGACAAGCCATCGCCTACACCTTCGCTCTTGCCTCCTGCTCCCGTGCCACCATTTTTGCCAGATACAGCAGCAACACTTATACCACCAATGGATGAAGTCCCCTGTGCTGCACCAACAACAACCGCGCCGCCTTCAAACGCTTCGATGACTTGATTTTTCAAATACGCACCAGCACCACCACCAACATCAAAAGCGATAGAACCATTTGAACCATTCGCACCACCACCAACAACGCATACCTCGCAGTTGACAGGCTGCTCTATGCTTAATGTGCCGCTGGATGTAAACGCCAAAAGGCGGTATCGTGCGCCGTCTGACATCGTTACCATGCCGTAATCAGTGTGAGCGCCGGTGTAGGTGATGGAGAGGGCGGAGATGTCGATGCCCGTATCAGGCTTATACTCGCGCAAAACATAAGGCCCGCTGCCTATCGTGCCAGCGGGCTTGTACGGAATTAACTGTATGCTCATGCCCGACTCTCCACCACATATATGTTGTTTGTAGTATATGTTCCGTCCGTAACGCCGGTAAAACAATAGCACCGGCCAAGGTTGGCCTCCACAGCCTTTGCGCTGAGCTCATCGGCAGTAGCAACGTCAACAACGCCCTGTGTTATAGCCTGTACAAGCGCGGGATATGCGTCAATCCTCGCTGATTCGGCCACGGCAACGCCTTTGCCCTGTATGGCGGCCTTAAGGTCTGTTTTAGCCCCGCTTATGCGGGTAAGTTCCGTTTGTACACCCATAGGCTCATATAGCGGCCAGCGCCGTTTCTATATCATCGGTCAGCGATACCGTACCGCCTGATGTATAACCCGCCGGCACTTCGTATGACGTGACGGTAAGCCCATCGATTGTCGCTGCTATCGCTCCGTTATTCGCCATCGTGCCGGTAAGCTTTTTAGCCTTCTTGCCGGTGCTGTCATAACCATATACTATCTTGCCGTCAAGTACGTCTGCCGCCGTGCCGGTGCTGTCAGAGGTGTCGGCATATTTCTCCGGAATAGCCGCCACGGCCACCTTGCCAAGCACCTTGCCGGTGGACGGCGTTATATCCTGCGCTTCCGCCGCAGGAGTGGCCGCCTTTTCCTCCAGCACAATCTTTACCTTGCCGCTGCCGCTGTGTATGCCGGAGGGGACGGTGTATTCCTGATTGCCTGTGGCGGCGTCAAGCGTTTTATTCACGCTGCCATTGTCGGCCAGCGTACCGGCTACCTGCTCGCCCTCGGCTGTAACTATTATTTTATTGGCTCTTACGTCACCCGCCCCTGCCGTTACACTGGAGGTATCCTGATACGCTTCGGGAATAGCGTTTACCGTAACCGCTGATAATCCATAGTAGCCCTGGTCGGGAGCAACATTCTGCTGCGATTTGGTCGGCGTTACGGTTTTGCTCTGAAGATTATAGCTGCCGCCGCCGGCAACGCCCTTTACCGTGCCGGAACCGTTATGATACCCTTTCGGTATGGTGTACGTTTCTCCCTCCTTCACGTTCGCGTCTACCGCGCCCTGATTGGTTATGCCGTCTATAGCCGTAGCCAATACATCTAATTTGTCAGTGCTGGTCGCAAGTCCTACTGCAACCAGCCATGTGCGTATTTTGTTTCGCGCCGTCTGCAATCTTGTAAGTTCAAGTTGTGTGCTCATTTATGCCTCCCTTATATAGTCTTTAATAGCGCATTTATGTTGCCCACTTCCACATATACCGCCGCCGAGGTTATAGGCAGCGTGTTATCCTGCTCCATTTTATCCGCCGTATCAACGGACAGGGTATTTGTCTTAGCATCGAGTTTCAGTCCGTGTCCTATGGTGTATGCCGTACCGCCGCCGCCCGTTTGCCTAACTTCATTTATTGCCGCCACAAGGCTGCTCTTGTCCTCTGTGGTCAGGTCGGCAAGATTACCCATGTCTGCCCGCAGCTGCTCCTCGACCGTGGGCGGAATTGCAGGGAAGGGATTACCCTCCGTACCGCCTGTCGGGGCTACGCTGATATGCACTACGTTTGTGGTAATGCGTGGGATTACTTCACCGTCCCGCGCGGAGTTGCCCACAAGCCATACGCACCAGTCGCCCGCACTGAGGTTAAGCTGCTGCTTAGCGGTTATCTCCCCGCCTGTCACGGGCACTTCATGGACCGTGCAGCCCTGCCCAAACATTGCCTTTATCTCGCGCCCGTTCCAGTCCTCCGTTTCGCATACCACCTTCGCGGTAAGATACTGCACGGATTCAGCGGCAAGGGGGAGATATTCGGCGGTCAAAGATTGGTGGTTGGCGGTTAGGGTGATGTTGTAGGTCATGCTTCGTTCTCCTTTTCCGCTTTGTCCTCAAACTCGCCGTTATATAGCCGTTTGAGCGATTGCAACACACCGCACTTAGCTTCAACGTCCCGATATGATATTACGGGCATGGTCTGCTCCAAAGTGGCGTATATGCTCTCTATGACCTGTTTTTCAGCTTTGTTCATATAAGTCTCCTTTCTTCAAGCTTTTTCACGCGCTTTTCGAGTTTTTGTATTGCTTCAATGGCAAGCAGTGATAACTTGCCATATTCCACGCCGTCAGGCTCACCAGCATCATTTAGGCACACAGCATACGGAAATACTTTGTACAGTTCCTCTGCAATAACGCCCATCTGCCGCCCTGCGTCGCTGCCGTTTTTATTGTTAAATGTCACAATGCGGACATTGCTTATATCGCTAAAGTCCGTTTCAGTTGCAGCGAGTATGTTCTTTTTGTATCGTATCGATGATGCAGTTGGGTGTCGGTTAGCTTTAACCTGGTCCCAATAATAATCGCCTATACCAACGTTGCCAATGCCTGCGCCAGATGGCACTATACATATTTGCGATGCTATTCTTGGGATCCACCCTATTTCGACCCCGTAAACGGATATATAATCATACCCAAAATGGACATACCCACCCGCAGCGTCAAGGGATGAAAAGGTGCCGCTCGCGGCTTGCAGCGTTCCGGTAAACGTCCCATCAGCCGCGCTCAGGTGCTTAACGTACAGAGCATCAACATCGATACGCGCTGCCGCTACTTTTCCCGTGGTTATGCGCCCGCCGTCAATCTGGGTCGTGCCGCCCGATTTTAGGGAGTTTATGGTGACATAGCCCGTCAGGTCAATTTTGCTCGCGTTTATGCTCACACTCTCGGCAGATTGGTTGATGGTGGATATAATGTTATCCTTGGTGACGGTGCTTTGTACGCCCTCGGCGGTAATTTTTAGCTGTGTCTGCATGGTCTGCGTCCATGTTGTGGGTATGCATACCGTGCTATCGGCAGTCCATGTTTCGCCGACAAGCTTCTTTATCTCGCCCGTTGTCGGGTTATACCAGTATTCCCCTTCCTTGGCGTTGTTGGGCTGTGTGCTTTGGTTGTAGTCGGGGTATATGGTCAGCTTCCATGCCGCCCCGTCCCATATGCGCAAGTCAGTACCGTCAAACCATTGGTAGCCCTCTTTTGCCGCCTTTTCATCGTCCGTCCAGTCCGTTGACGGGTCGGTTTTCGACAAAACGGGGGTGAGGTACTCGATGCGGGTAATGGTGTTTACGGTTTCGTCAACCGTTCGGGTCAGTTCGTTTGTCCTGCCCTGTATCTGCTGTATCTGTTGGGAAATGCCGTACTGCTCCCGATGCTCCTTTTGCCCCTTGGCTTCATAGGTATCCAGCAGGGCGGCCTCGCCCGTCATTGTGCGCTTGAGTATATAGGTGTCAAATGTCCCGCCGTTGCCCTCGGCGAATTTCACCGTCACCTTGTCACCCGGTTCAAGGTATGGCCGCCCCGCTATAACCGTTTTGTGCGGCCTGTACGGCTTGTTGGCTATCGCGTTGTATACATTTTGCGCTATGGTGGTAAGCTCCGCCGTGGCCTTGCCAAAGCATAAGAAATTGCCCTGAATTATATACGGGTTATCCTGCACGGTTGCGGGGTAGTGCCCGCCCACATCATCATCGGTTGCCCGTATGATAACGGCATTAATGCCCTTGCAGTCGTATTCCTCGCGGGTGCTGTCGGGACGGAAGGTGTAATCGTATTGGCTGTAATCAAACGTTTCGCACGCGGTGCTGCCAAGCGTCACCCAGCGGAGCTTATTTATCGTTCCCATGAATGAGATATCCCAATCCGGCGGTACGGCTGCCCATAGCTCTATCTTAGGCCAGCAGCCGTTGAGCTCGCAGCACGCGGAAAGGATATCGCGCCCCGATATGGACGTTGCGGACATTGTGCGGCTTATGGTCATGCTGTCGTTGGGCAGTGTTACGCTCTCAAATTCCACGCCGCAATATGTGCATAGGCTCTCACGGAACGCTTTAAGGGTAAGCCCGTTGAAGTCAAGGCCGTTGTACCAGTCGGAAACGTCTTTGTCGAAAAGGCTCAGCGCGTCATATGCCGTAATAGTCTTAAACTTGGTCGTACCCTCGCCTTTAACCCCGGCAATGTAAAATTCAGCGACATAAGGAGACCCCATTTCAAACACATTACTTGTATCCCATAGATATACCGTTATCTTGTGGCCTATCGCATAATCCCAGATACGCCCTTTAACGTATCCGTCCAGATGTTGGCTATACCGCTCTACCTCACTTACTTCCTCGCTATCTTCGACAATCTGTATTTCAAGTGCTGCGGGCTGTACCGTGCCATATTTGATGGTTTCCGCATCGGATATGGCCTCGTCTATCTTGGCGGAGTTCCCTACAATCTCGCCAGGCTCTATTCTGTAAGCTATTTTAACTTCCCCCGGTTCGGGTTCGGGTACGTCCGGTTCGTCAGGTTCGGGCGGGGGCGGCACCCATGTATAATGCCCAAGTTCAATTTCTGCCTTAATTTGGCGTGAGTCGCTATCCCGCCATTTCGCTTTTGCTGTATCAGTCCAGCTTTTCATGCGCCCTCCTTAGTATTCGATTAGGTGATACTCAACCGAATCATATACGATATCGTTCCCCATAATCCGCTTTATGGGGTAGGTAACATCGGGAATATAAAAGGATCCCGTCTTATATATGTTATCCTCGTCATTCCAGTACGTCAGGGTTACCTTGCGTTCCCGCGCGTTGGTCATTGCCCCATTAAAGAACGCCTGTATTTCCTGCTTTTCAGCAAGCTTTAGGTCGTCAATCGTCTTAAAGACTATCTTTGAGCGGTCATGCGGAACGACGGTTCGGTGCAAATTGCCTTTGCTGTCCTGATAGCTGTCGAGGTCTTGCCGTTGGCTCGGCGTGGTCTGATATGTCGATATCTGTATATACTTATGCGGGAACGTTGTCTCAAACGCTTTCATCAAGAATCCTTCAAATGCCATTGCTTCACTCTCCTAAAATCGGATATCGCCCCGTGCGGCGTATGTCGCGCTTTGAGTAGTCAACCACGCTGTCATATACTTTTTGACCGTCAAGGAAAACTTGAACGTTCATGTTGCCGCCCATGCCGCTTTCCTTTAACGCCTCTTTCAGCGCTTGCTTCATGGTTGATAACGGCGATACAATTTCGGTTTCGCGTTTGTTATCGCCCAGCATGGCTAAAAACTCGCGATTTGCGGGTACAACCGTGCCCTCTGCCAATCTCGGCAAATGCACTTCCGGCAGGAGCGCAACTCCGCCCCAATCCTTGCCGATAACCCCAGCCGCCCACGTTACCACCTTATTAAACCCGCCGATTATGCCGTTTATAGCTTTAATGACGCGGTTCACAATACCCTCTACCATGGATATAACGCTGTTAAAAATGCTCTTTGCAAATGCCGAAATAGCTTCAAAAGCAGTAACAAACGCATTTTTGATTTTGTCCCACGCGGAGGTAAAAAACTTAACTATTGGTTGTATTACGTGCTGGTTAAACCACCCCGCCACGGCGTTCCATATTGGCTTTATTACCTCCCACGCCTCCTTGAATATGCGGGAAATGTCCTCGCCAAGCTTCTTGAAAAAAGCCACAACGGGCTGGATAACGTTTTGGTCAAACCACTCCGAAACGATTTTCCAGACGGCTTGAATAATAATCCAGCAGCCTTCAAATACCGCTGCCGTCCTCTCTGCCCAACCTCTGAAAAATTCGACAAGGGGAGTTATTATATTATCGTCAAACCATTGCACCACGGGCGCAAAAATCTCTTTGACTTTCTCCCATATGCCGACAAAAAAGGCGCTTATTTTCTCCCAAACACCCTGGAAAAATGCGGATATTTCGTCCCAGTATTTGTATACGGCAAGCGCAACACCGGCGATCGCAGCGACAACCAACGCCCACGGGCTAATCAGCAATGCAAGTGCCGCGCCTATTGCGATTATTCCCGCCTCTATTGCTACAAATGCTTGGTCTGTTAGCTCGCCCTGTTCAACCCATTCCTTAATGCCTATTACAATAAGTGCAATGCCGTCAATTATAAGCCCGATAGCGCCGCCAACCTTGCCAAACAGCACAGCAAGGCCGCCAGCAAACAAGGCCGCCCCCGTGAGTATCTGGATTAAATTATCCCAATTAAGTCCTTCATTCCATGCGTCTAAAAAGCCGGTAATGCCAAGCACAAGGCCGGATATTGTCATAAACCATCCTATGCACTTCTTTAGGTCAGCGCCAAATGCGCTTGCTATCTTCCACGCACCAAGCCCTGCGGCTATGGCAAGCACCCATCCGCCGATTTTCTTCATTATGCCCTCAACTTTTTCGAGATAGCTTGTATCAACCTCGAACGTGGGCGTTGTAACACCGCTGCTCCCGCCCCCGCTGCCAGTATCCTTGTTGGATGATAGGTTATTTATCTCGTCAAACGCCGCAAGGGATAGTTTGGCCTTGTCTGCCGCCTTGCCAGTGGCTTCTATCGCGTTAGCTTCTTTGTATAGGTTTTTCGCATTTTTTGAGCTTGCCGCAAGGCTCTTGCCCGTGAGCCACGAGAAAAACGCGGCGATCCACGTTATAACCTTGGCAAGAATATTTACAAATTTTGTCAGCCACGGCAATATGGTTTCCCATATCGGTTGAAATGCCGTGAGCAATGCCCCGCGTAGATTATTCCATGCCGCCGTAAACTCCTTTGATGTTTTTAGGGCTTTCCCCAGATAGTCACGAAACGCGTTCAAGGCTTTTAAGATAACATTAAATACCAAAACCCGCTGGGCAAGCCTAACGAGCCGTTTTTCAAGCCCGCTCACCTGGTTTTCGGACTTTTTTGCCGCCTTGCCTATTCCTTCGGTTTCCTTGGCTGCCTTCTTCGCGGCTTCTGCCGCTTTTTCTGCGCTGGTTGGGAGTTTATCGGTAGCTGCGGCTGCATCATCTGCGGCCTTCTGCATTGTTCTTAGTTCAGCCGTTGCACTTGTTACCGCGCGTTTTGCGTTATATACGCCAACGGCGGCGTTCTCGGTGTTAAACCCTCTATATTCTGCCTCTTTATAAACATCTTGCGCAAGCAACAGTTCTTGGCGAAGCCGCTCGACTTTTTTTACTTGTGCCTCTATAGCTCGTGATGTTTCATTCACGCTATTTGCGGCGGCTTTGTTTGTTTTCCCAAGTTGCTGCACCCCTTTTTCAAAGCCGCCTGTATCCAACGCGGTATCAAAAATAATGCTGCCATCTACCATTTTTTATTTACTCCTCTGCCGCCAATGATTCACACAACGCCGCAAGGCTCTCCTTGCTCGTCCCGTGTTGCTTGTTCTTTATGTCGCACAAGTCGCGGTTCGCGTTGTAAAATTCCTGCTCCCATTTTTCAAGTTTTTTTCCTTTAGCCTTTTTATGGCGTATATTGACAATATTTGCAAACGTGCTTTCCCCGTCTATCGCGTCAAAGTACCCTATAAACGTCCACCAATGGCAATATTCGTCGGCGCGTATTTCCCGCCCCGCAACCTTGTTTATAGCCGATACCATATAGGGGAAGTCCTTGTCCCAATCTATAACACGCGGGCGCTTTGTGCTGCCCTCATCCCTCCCGCACGCTATAAAATTTGCAGCCGCTTCAAGTCCTTTCGCCCAATCCGTTACCGCGTAAGCATCAACGAAAAAAAGCCGCATCATAGCCACGGCTTTTTCTCTTTCGGTAAAATCATCGTCGTTCAAGGCTGATATAATGTCCAATATAACGCGATAATCCGAACGTATGGGGTGTTCAGCCCCGTCAATATTTACGCTCGTTGGGAGTGTATAGTTCATTTATTGTATTTGGCAATGAGGGCTTCCAGTTTGGGGTTTTTCGCGTTCTCGCGCTCCGTTACGGTTTCGTCGCAATTTGCCATTATTGCAACCAAGAACCCGAGCCATAGCGGGCATCCGTCGCCCGTGATAGCGTTTGTGGCTTGCCCTTCAAAGACTATTTCAGACACGGGCGCGGCAAAAATGCCGTCTATAATCTTGCGTATTTCAAGGTCTGCCTCATGTGCTATGGCCATCATTTTTGTTGCTTCCGGTGCTTTATCGGCTTGCAGGCTATACTTGCGCTGCAAAGCGTCAAGCTTTAAGTAGCCATCATACAGCCTGTGTATGAAGTTCAAGTCAGAAGGGTTAAAAGAAACGACCCTGTTCGGGTCGCCGTTTATGTCAAATGTTTTTATGCCAGTTTCAAAAGATAGTGTTGCCATGTTATCTCCTTAATTTCTTATCTTATACATTGCTTTTTTAGCCATTACTTCGGCCGTACCTTCCGCAGAAGTCTTATTCCATAACATACCCGTCTGTGTGTATATCTTGGCTCTGTCGTGGCGGCTCCTAATTGTTACCCGTACATATGCTTTAGAGCTGCCACCCTGATAAAACAAAAGCGGGTGTTCGCCGATAGGCAGCAAAAGATTAATCACTTCGCCGCGTCTTATCTTGCACAAGGTCTGCCCCGCCTCTTTGACAATCAGCCTTACAAGCGGATCGGAACTCGATTGGATATACTGTATTGATACGTTGTGCTCGGTTATAATTCGTTGCATACGATTATAGCCGTCGCGCGCCCTCGCATTATTAACGTCAGCGTCAAGCGCACGGTTATAGTAAATTTCCGCGTTATCTATATCCCCAACACGCTCATATTCCTGTGCCCGAAGAACGTAGTTATTAGCTTCCCATTCACGGTTAACCTTAATTGTATCGGGGATTTGCTGCGCCTCCTCAACCTTTAGCCGTGTTCCGCAGTATGGGCAGAAAGCAAAGTTTCTATCCGTGTTTATTGTAATGTCGCCATTGCAATTTGGGCACTTCAATTCAACTATTCTCACGGCTTAATCCCCCAATCACTTAATATCTAACGTCAGTTCCGTTTTTTCGCTCCCTATGCCTGGCCATTCCATTACCGTTATATCCACAGGGGATTCCATGTTCCTCAGCTTAAATGTCTCAGCGGCTGTTATTGTTGTGCCCTGTTGCACTTCCAACCATCGGTTTTGATATTCTACCGGTGTTTCGCTTTTAAGCCACGACACGGGGCTACTCTCAATTTCAACGCCGTCTTGGTATGCCTTAATAGTTGTTGCCCAGCCAAACGATTTCGGGTCTTTGGCCTTGTTTGTATATTCAAATTTGACCAATAGGAGCGTCTCGTTATCGTAATTGGTTACAAGCTCATGCGACACATATTGCACCTTGATTGCGCTTGTCTCCAATACATATATATGGGGCTCGGCAGTCGGTTCAGCCGTGGTCAACGGCAACGGTGTTTTATCAGGCTCGTTAAGGTCTGCAATTACAATATCCGACATGCAAGCCCGTATCAATATTATTGCGCATACCGCCGCAACAATTATAATCACCGTCTTTGCATTCGACTTTTCAACCTTCGCCCCGCAATTCCCGCAAAAATCGCCATTTACCTCCGCGCCACACTTCTTGCATTTCATAAGACTTTACCCCCACAGAATTGATGTCTTATTATCGCCCCTGCGGGGGTATGTTGTCAAGCGGGGATTTATACCATGGCGGGAGGATAAACGCCGTACAGCCCCGTTGCAACGCCTTAGGATGCCGCTGTGAAGGTCACGGCGTAGGTAGTCCAGTTATAGGACACGTTAAACTTTTGCACCGCGCCGAACGGATTGACGTTGAAGGGAATCTGGAAGCCGGAAGTATCGCCGCCCATGGACTGCGGGATTATCCAGCAACGCTGTACATATGCCGTGCCCGTGGCCGTGGTGGTTCCTTCGGTGAAGGTGTTGAGTTCGCACTTGGCGTAATAGCCCGTGTTGTTTGCCTCGCTGAAATCCTCGGTCATGGCGTTCTTGACCAGAGTTTCATAGATAGCCTCATCCGCATCGGCGTAGAAAGTGTCAACGGATACTTCCGGTTCATAGCCGTTATGCACAAAGCGCGATTCGCCGAGGACATTCTTGCTGGTGCTTGTGTCGGGGTTCATCTCATGGGACAAATCGTCCGTATCGTGGCCGAGCACGCTCCACTGCGCCGCCGAAAGTTTCTCTACGGAAACGGTTGCGTCCGTGCTGTATGCTACGGCCTGTAAAAATGCTTTTCTGGGTTTCTTTGCCATTTATAGCCTCCTGTAAGTGACTTTAATGTTTATCTGATAGCGGGCAACATTCGCGCCCGCCTGTGTCGGGTTTGCCGTGAGTGTCGGGACAAGGCTTTGTATAGTCCCGTCCGCCCATTTAGGAAATTTGCGCGCCGCGTTCTGCGCTATAATCCAGCTCACAATTTTCTGATATATCCCAAGGTTATCCGCGTTCCGCTCTATGTCCGCGCCGTAATTCTCGCTTGAGCATAGGATATAGTCCACGGACTGTATATCATCGGGTACATATTCGCCAAGGACGTTCTCGCGATATCTTATACTTGATGGCACAGAATATATCGCGTACTCAGCCGCGCTCCCGTCCATGTAATCAATGGATATGGCCGCGTTTTGAGGTATGGCGGGGCAACCGAAAAGCCAGCTCCGCAACTGACTAATATTGTTTATTTGCGGCATCCTGCGCCTCCTTCAAAATATCCTTGCCGTGGTCGGCCTTCATGCGCTCAAACCAAAACGCCCCGCGCATCGGTTCTCCGCGATAGTGCAGCTCGCGCCCTGTCGGGTGCTTCGGCTGTCCCTTGGGTGAGAAAAAGCCCACAAGCTCCCCGCCCTCAAATCGCGGGATATTGGGGCCGTATACCTCGCCGTAGTACAAGTACCGCGCCCGTGGGTCATTATACACGATTTTGCCGGGGCTTGAATCCTGCCGCGCCTTGTTCTTGAAAACGCCCGTTTCCATTGGCACATAGGGGTCTATGTACCGTAAAACGGCATTATCAATCGCCGCCTGTACCTTGCCGCCGCTTTCAAGGTTACGGTCGCGCAAAAGCTGTTCAGCGCTTTTGTTCCACTTAAATTCAGCCTTTATAATCATGCGCCAAGTACCTTTATATGTGGAGAATTAGGGGCGCGGCGATTATCAATAACGGCAGTCACGGTCATAACGTCGGGCGCGTATGCCTCGGCCATTGCGGAGGTGTATTCCACGTCCCCCTTTACCATGTAATCACCCGTGTGTAGCGTCCATTTGTCCCCGTATCCCATTGTATCGGGTATGCGGACTATGAATTGCCGCGCGGTCTGTAAGCCGTCATTGGTCACGCTGGATATGTCCTTGGCGTACCATGATACGCCCCGTAGCAGGGTCTTTCGCCATGTGTACCCGCGCTGACCATCGGGCAGCTTATTGAAAAGGCTTGCGGTATCATTGCACAGCTGCATTTCACGCACCTCCGCTATATAGCAGGGCAACGCCGTTATCATCGGTCACACCCGCCAAATACTCGTATATGAGCGCTTTCTCTTTCTGACCGCTATACCTGAGATATTCGGAGGTATGCGTGTTTACATAGGTTTCGCTATATCCGTCCGTGCTGAAAGACGCAACGGGCGCGGTGCTGTTTGCGGCGGTTGCGCTCAGGGCTTGCGGGCGTATCATCTCAAACATGAGCCGCTTCACGGCCTCGGGCACTTCCCGCATGTGCTTTACGCGCCCGAAGGTGTACAAGTCAATCCTTCTGCGGGCGGCGTATTCAATGCGGCTGTATTCTTCCGCGTGTATAGATATATCGCCGCCAAAGCGGATATACTCTTGTAGGTTCAAATACATATTCGGGCACATTCTTGCCTCCTTAACTCGGCGGGGTTTTTGCCCCGCCGCATTCACAGATTATTTCAGGGTAACGGCCTCGTTGACGGCAGCCGCCGCAACGGTCACGGAGCCGGTCACGGTGGTCGCGTCCTTCTTGCTTACCTTGTAGGCATAGGTTCCCTTGCGCAGATTAAATTCGGCCTTGCCGTCTGCTCCGGTAATCTTGCGCACCCCGTCAACCTCAACCTTCGCGCCAGCTATCGCGGCGGGTGAGGTCGCGCCATCGGTAACGGTAAAGGTTACTTTCTGCGTGGTAACGGCGGTGGTAGGCTCGATATAGGCAAACGGGCACATGGTGCGGCCAGCGTCTATCGCGGATACGGGATTAGGCAGCGCCCAGCCCATACGGAAAACCACGCGCAGGGCAATCATGTCCTGCTGGGCAAGGTTATAGACAATAGCCTTGCTGGACGGGTCTTGTATGATTGCCTGGTCGAGTATCTTGACGGTCACGTCCTGACGGATAGCGTATACCGCCTGATTCCAGTCACCCGCTACCATAAGCGCAACGGAGGGGTCAAAGCCACCGTTGGCGGGGAAGTATACGGGCGCACCGTCAAGGGCGTAATTGGTCACGCCCTGCATGGAATCCGCCTTGAAGATGGGGAGGCCGTCCGTGGTCTTTATGCCGCGCAGCTTCGCGCGGGCGGCAAGGGCAGCCACTACACCGTTAATGGCGTTGCCGCCGACTTCAACCTTCTCAAAGAGGCCGCCCTCGCCCAGAAGGTTATCATAAGTCAGAGTGCCGCCAGTCACGTTGTTGCCCGCCTGTCGCGCGGTCGTAATTATGTCGGCACGCCAAGACGCGGGCTTATTTATACCGAAAATGGTCGCAAGGTCAACCATGCGGCCAAACTGCTCACGCACACGCGGCGTTACCTGCGCCATGATATCTATGGACGCATCGGCCAGCACAGCTTCGGGGATGGGGACTATGACCGCCAGCTCCTCCGCGTTGATGTATACGTTGTCCCACGCCTGTTCGGCGGTCTGCTTAAAGCCCGTGTCGCCCGATACCCAGTAGGCCATGGGCAGGGTATCAAGTACTCTTATGCGGGTCTGGTTGGAAGTCATGTCGGGCATACGGCGGGCAAGCCGCAGGAAGGTCGAATCCTCTACGGGCTTCTGAAAAATTTCCGCTACAATCTGCTCCTGTATAAGGGCTTCTGCCGCGCTTCTGTCAATTATTGCCATGTGTTTTTATTCTCCTTTCGTAAACAAAGCACGCAAAGCCGCGTTGGCTGCCGCGTGCGGGGGTTCTTTGCCCTCCGTTCCGTTTTGCCGCATTCCCGTCCTTTGGGGCGCGGCATTGAAAAGGTAAGGCTTATTCTTCTTCAATGCTTCAAGGGCTTCTTTCACGCCCTCGACCGTGCCATCGTCTTTAACCTTTACTTTAGATTTGTCCATTAACGCGCTTGCCGCGTCCGCGTCCAAAAGCCCAAGGTTGCCGCCGACGGCCTTTATCTCGGCAGATATCAAACGCCCATTTGCCATTTCAAGCTGCTTGTCCATCGCGGCTTGCTGCTCCGGTGTAGGCTGTGCCGCCTTCTGCTTCTTTGCGCTGTCAAGAATCTGCGCAATTTCGGTTTCCGTCATGCCGTACTGCTCCGCATAGCTTTTCACTATGCCGTTTTCCGTCCGCTTGCTCCTTGCCTCTATCGCGGCCACAATGCTATTTGCTATCTGCTCCGCGCTCGGCTGGTTCTGCTGCTGGTTCTGCTGCTGTTTCTGGGTGTTTTCTTCTGCCATTGTTTTTCTCCTTTTTCCGTTTTCAGCCCGTCGGCTCTATAATCCGTATAATGCTCGTCAGCCCGCTTGCGCGTGATATATCCAAAACCCTTGCGGGATTTTGTGCATAGAAAAAGCGCGGTGTTAATCGCGCCCATACCCCGGCACAACCGCGCGGGGGAAACTCTTTTTAAGTCCTGTCTGTCGGCAAAAGTCGGTCAGCCGCCGCTGCCATTCATATACCTTTGCCTCAGCCGCTTCCGCGTCCTGCCCTATGTCCCTTGTGGCCATTGTTTCACGCTTATACCGCCTTATCTGTCGCTCAATGTATCGCTGCTTCTGCGTGGCCTCATACTCCGTCATAGCCTTGCCGTTATAGCTGTAATCCTTCGTCTCGAACTTGGCCAGCATTTCGGGGGTGTACGCCCGCGCCTGTCCCTCCTGATACGCGCTGAAAGAGTGGCGGCAATTCCATCCGCACAGCCCCGCTCCCGTGCCGTATCCCGTGGCGGTATAGAAGTCCTCATACTTCTCTGTCTTGCCCTTCCGGCTGTATACCTTGCCCTGCCATTCCGCATGTGACGGCCTTGCGCCAGCGTGGGCTGATACTTCTACAAGGTCATAGTCCAGTTCCTTTGCAAGCCTGTCGGATACTTCCCCCGCAGTCTGGTTCAAGCCCGTAATGACCGCCCGCCGCACGGCTACATCAATGTAATCCCTATGCCCCGTGGGGTATGTGATAGCCTCGATACCTCTTGTACACAGGTCTTTAACCGCCATCAGTATGGCCTTGTCCTGCGCAAATGCGCCCGTGCTTACCTGCATATATGCACGGTCTAAAACCCGCTCAAACTGCCCCGTGGCGGTCTTTGCCGTGGTAAGGGTAAGATTCTTAAATGTCCCTTGTGTGCGCGTTATGCCTGTTGCAATTAGGGTTTTTACCCACGGTGCAGACGATATGCCCTTATAGGTCTGCATAACGTCCGCATCAAGGCTCAAAGCCTGCGCCCCTGCATCACTTATGATTGCTTCTATCTCCGCGTTGGTCTTTCGGGTGAGTGCCGCCAGCCGCCGCACAATCTCTTTGTGCGTCATGCCCATGGCCTGTAGTTTCCGCTCCTGCCACTGCGTGGAGGATATATACAAATCAGCGCTGCTTATGCGCTTCGCCATATCCCGCAGGATATCATCTTCGGCTTGACGGTACAGCTCCACAAGCTCATCAGGCGCACGGTCAATGTATTCGGGGGTAAGCATTATGCCTCAAACCCTTCCGCGATAGTCTGTATAGCCGTCATTGCCTTCGCCTGTTCTTCGGCCTCGCCAAAGTATTTGACGCGGTATTCCCACGGCTGCCGTAAGCCCTCCCGAATCTCCTGCATGAAGCGTTGCCGCTCCTTGTCCTCGTCCTCGATGATGCTATCGTCAAATTCTATGGTTATTTCGCCTATGCCTATGCCCGCCATCTGCGCGATAGCCCTTATAAGCCCCTGCAAGGCCGCATCGAGTATAAGCTCGTGTTTTTTCAGATTGCGGAAAAGGTCGCTGTCCTGCGATATCACCTGCGTTGCAGTCATAGCCGTGCCGCCCTCAAAGCGGTATCGATTTTCGCCAAAGCCGCATTTATAGGCCGCAAGGTTTATAGCGGTCTTTATGCCTGCCTCAAAAGCGTCATACCGCAGCGCACCGTTCATTTCCTCAATTTTCTGTGTATTCTGCTCTCCGGTATCAATCACATAAAATTCAACGTCATTATCATCGAAAACGGGCTTTGTTACCCCGCTGTCGGCCATTGTGGTCTGTGTCAGTGTAAGCGGGACAAGCACACGCTTTTTCCCGAGCCGGAACTCGTTATCATACGCATCGAAAACAAGGTCTATGTTTTGGAGGTTGTCTATCGCGTTGGCGTATACCGATATGCCCATCGGGGATGATAAATCCGCGTTGTTGACAATGTTTGGCGTGACTATTTGGAAGTATGGGACTTCCGAGCCCGTCATTACTTCATCGGCTACACCTTCGGGAAGGTCGGCGGGGGTTATGGTATCGCCGTTACGGCGGAACATTTTGTTTTCGACAACGTATCGCCCTTGCCCATCCTTGCGGTGGATATTCAGGTATATATACTTCTCTGCGCCCTGCTTGCGCTCTGACGCAAAGGCACACTCCGTAATGATGCCGTTATCCCATGCCAGCGGGTATACCATGCTCCCGCGCACATAGTCTATCACTACCTCGCCGCCGTCCAGATACTCAACGAATGCGCCCGTGCCAAGGGCGAACGCCAGCTCCACAAGCTGGTTAGCCCTCACGCTGAAACGGTTGTGCTTTAGTATCTCGTCCATTGCCGCCTGTGCCGTTTCATTCCCCACGCTTATGCGCACCTTTTCATTGAGCAGCAATGCCGCCCAATCCTCGCAGAACCGTTTCGCCATTCCCATTGTCTTGCGCTGCCGCGTGACCTTGCGTTGTCCGTTGTACTGCGTGTAAGTGTGGAAGCTGTTTACCTTGCCCTGATACCACGACTGCCACAAAGCGATTTGCGCATAATAGGCATCGTCAACCGCCGTATACCCGTTGCGCGTCAAATATTCGGTTATTGCTTGCATGCTATCTCCTTATGTACATGATTGACGATTGCTCAACCTCTGTCGAGTATTCCATACTGTCAAGGCTGTCTATGTTTGTTGTGCCGTTGTCGAGGCGTTCATCGTCTATCTTATCTGCATCATATATGGCCGTTTGCAACGCCTCTATTGTCGCTTTGCAATGGCTCATAATCTTAAACCGCTCCTGCGCCATCAACGAGTTGTAAAAGGCTATGCGGTCGTTTATTGCGCCCTTGATTGCGTTTTCAATGCCTATCGGCACGCCCGCCTTGCTTGCGGCTGAGCGTAAGCCCTCAATTAGCGTCTGCTCCGCGCTGTCGCATCGGGCAATTGCAACCCTGTATTTCTGCTGTGCCCTCCGCACAAAGTCTATAAAAGCCGCGTTAAGCTGGTCAGGGTTAAAGCGGCCATCCTTAGCGTTATCATGGTAATATTCGTCCAGAACCACAATTTCTTTATAACCGTGCGTGAAGCCCGTTAGCGTGAAGGCGTGGCCGGATTTAGTCCCGCCAAAGTCCACGCCGATATTGGCATACTGGATAGCAGGCGGCGCATCGATTATATACCTTTCGGGCGTGTCCGCAAAGCTCGGGTACACAAGCCCCTCCGCCGTGCATCTTTCGCCCAGTATGTCGCGCCTATACCATACGGTTTTAGGGTCATACTGCGCGGTTATTTCCGCTTGCCGCTCCTCGCTTATCGATAGGTTATCCCGTATGGTGAAATGCTCGTATACATAGCCTTTCATGCCGTTGTCGCGGTACTTGTCTATGTACTCCGTGTATATCGGGTGGCGCGGGCTGCAAGGGTTCATGTCCCATAGCGTATAAGGCCGCACGGCTGCAAGCTGACGGCCATTAGCCACTTTTACAAAGCTTTCGCGGCTATCGTCACTATCGTAATGTTCGTTTATTTCCGTGGCTATCCACAGGCCGTAGGAGTTACCCAGAATCCGCTTATAGCTGTCTGAGTTCTTCCCGCCCGTGAAAACGACAATCTTTTCCCCTGTCTGAGTGGCAAGGAAAAGCGCTTGATTCTCCTTGTACTTCCCCCAGCGGCAACGCCCACGGAAAAGGTTTTCAAGGCCAAACCCGTTGCACACCCCAATATTAAGCTTCGCGTTGGCTATGGTGCTGCCTGACGCTAAATGTATCTTGTCGGGACACGTTTCTAAATATGCCGCCGCCATTATGCAATGGTCGATGGTCTTTCCGCTTCTGATTGCGCCCTCAGCTACGCACATTCTGGCGTTCATGCCGCGTAGAATGTATGCCTTATGCTTCTCGCTCAACGGCTGCCACGGTATGGTGGCGGTCTTTTTCATGCGTCCCGCCCCCCCTATTTCAGCATATTCGCCAGCGGCGTAAGATCTTCTATGTCATTATCGTCTTTCTGGATTATGTCGCTTTGCCCAAGGTACTGCTTGCCAAGCCATATAAGCATCTGTGTATTCCCTGATTTCGCCGCTTCAAGCTGCCAGTGCCTAAGATTTACACACAGCTCAGCGCGGCCCGCATCATAGGCCGCACGTACATCTTTCCTCGCAAAAAGCGTTGCCTTGCTAAACCCCAAAACTGCCGCTATATGCGCACACGTGTTGCCCTCTGCTGCAAGCTCGCGGACATCATCAAGGTCAACCTCTATTTTTGGCCTTCCAGGTTTTCTTTTCTTTTCTTCCACCCTCTACCTCCCTGCCCTTCGCGGCTTAGGTTGCGCTCGCTCGGGCTCGCATTGCGCTCTGTATCCGCCTGCTGGCAGTTGCCCTGCCGCCTCTACCGGATACGCCAGTAACGCGATTGATTAGACGCTGTATTCCCGTCATTTATATTCACCCCCTTTCAAAAGGGCATTAAAAAACCGCCCGAAAGGCGGTTTTCGTGCGGTGTTGTTTTAATCCATGGCTCGGTCTACATATTCTTTCCCAAATGCCTGTATTTGTGCAAATTCTATGTCAGGGGTTTTAATCGATTTTCTAAATGCTTTAGCCATTTCGCGCCCATCTATGTACTTTTCATCGGTTGGCAACCCCGCCTTTCTCATAAATTCCTCCCGCTGCTCCCTGCTGGTAAAGCACACGCAGAACCAATACTCGGTGTCGCACATGTCCCGAAAACGGCTGTTTTCCTGCTTCATGCGCTCGCGGAATCCTTTCTCGACTTCGTTCAATTCCGCAATGGTGCTTTTTTCAAGCTCCTCCATAGTGTCGGTTGCGGAATCTTCCACTTCCGGCTTCTTTTCATGCCTCTTTTTGTCCCAGTAGCCCATCTCTTTCTCCTCTCCTGTATAGCTCAAGCTCGGCAAGCGGATACCATGTGATAATCCGCTCATAATCTCGCGGGAAATGCTCTTTAATTGGTTTCAAAAAGCGATAGTCTATGCCGTCGAATGTGCGCCCAAACAGCTTATAATCCACTGGTAGTTTAACCTGTGCATCATCGATAGCCGCGATAAGGTCGGCCTTTAGCCAGTCATACACGGGGAAAAACTTCTTCTGATTGTGGTTTATCGCGCCGTGCGTCTTTATCCCAATTCTTCTCATTGGGCTGTCGGCCATCCTCACGCCTGTCCCAACATATGCCCCTGCCGGAAGGCTCGCGCTCTGCCTGACTATCTCGCCTATCATATAATCGTCATATTCATCACCCGGTATGCTAAGGGCTTCGATTTTTGTGACATGGGGCGGCGACTGAAAAACCATTCCGCGCAAAAACCTATATAGTGACCTATGCGGCAAGCGGTATATGCGGCAGCCGAAAAAATCTTCATAGTATTTCAGGCTCTTTTCGACAAATTCCAGTTCCGGCACTATGTAGCAGTAATACGGCACGATGCGCTTGAAATATTTGCGCATTTGCAGCCAGGCCGCTATGCTGTCTTTGCCGCAGCTGAACGCCAGTATGGCAGTATCGCACTCATGCGCCATCTGCTCGCACAGCTCCGCGCTTGTGGTATAGCTCAATCTTTCATACATTCTCGTTCCCTCCCCTCAGATTTTTGTGCCATCGGGAAAGCTTATCACGGTATCTATGTCCGCGCCTATAGCCTCCCCTATCCTCTGCCAGTCCTCGGCAGACAGTTTCCCACTTGCAAGTCTTGCATGCAGCATTTGCGGTGTCCACCCTATGCGCCTTGCAAGCTCGGCCTTTGACATATGTACATATCCCAAGGCCATTTCGATTTTTTGCCTTGTATTCATGGCCTCACCTCCATGCATCCATTATACCGCAATTTTTTATATTGTCAACCTATTTTTACTTTTTTATTTTTAGTATTGACATTATAAAATATTTGTGTATAATATAAAGCATAAGGTTACACTTGTTCAGGAGGTTACATTATGTTTTTTGACGCTATACACACCCTTGACGACCTAAAGGCCGCTTACCGCAAGCTCGCTATGCAGCATCACCCAGATATGGGCGGTGATACAGAGACCATGCAGCGCATAAATGCCGAATATCCAAAATGCATGATGCGCTAAAAGAAGCGCACAATGCTGCCGCTGACGATTACCACAAGACGACCGAGACCGCCGCCGAATTTATCGATATTATATCCGCCCTTTTGCGCCTGTCCGGTTTGCGCATAGAGCTGTGCGGCTCTTGGTTGTGGATTGGTGGCGACACGCGCGCGCACAAGGACACCTTAAAGGCCCTCGGATGCCGATGGAGCAAGCAGAAAGCCCTTTGGTATTGGCATCACGCCGAAGACAGTCGCAGACGGTATCGCGGTCGCTCGTCCATGGCAGAAATCCGCAACAAGTACGGCTCACAGACTTTCGGCGCACGTGGGGACGAAATGGTAGGGGCTTAACCGCCCCTCCGTGCCGGATACGGGCATTCCTTCACTCCGCACCGCCTTTTGCCCTTGTCATAGTGCTTGCACTCTTTGCATGTGGCGGGTGTGTGTATCCACGTCACCCAAGTCGCCTTATTATTTCCTTTTCCCTCTCCGATAGCTCCCATGTCTTTGCCCCTGCTTTCTCCGCTGCTGCTTTCTCTGCCGCTGCTTTCTCTGCCGCTGCTTTCTCTGCCGCTGCTTTCTCTGCCGCTGCTTTCTC